GCCTTATTGTTATTTTTTACCACGATGGTATCTTCCAACGCATCTCCGGTGATGGTGATCTTTCCGCTGCTGATTGCCACGATTTCCCCAGCGACTTCCTTCTTGTAATCTTCGGGTACAAGTACATTGACCAGTTTCAACGGGGAAACACCGTAGAGCTTAAAGTGAGAATAGATCACTTCGCAGAGCGTGTATTTATCCCAATCATCGCTCCAGCCAATGGCAGATACCGCCTCGCTAAAATTGTTGACGGTGATGATCTCATTGGCCTTTCCTCCCACCTGATGGATGGGCGCAGTTCCGAAGGCAATCGTTATACCGCTGCTCACCGTGGTAGGGGTTGCAACCGATGTTGCTTTCTCAGACGGCTTTACGCCGTAAAATGTCGCCATAAGCGTTTAACCTCTCTTTCCTGGTACTCTGGCTTTCGCCAGCATATCTTGATAATACTTGTGCAGGATGTTCCCCTTCTTCTGCACTTTTTCCTGTGCATCTGCCAGTCGGTCAACGTCCACCAGCAAATACGGAATTTCAGGGTATTTGTCAATCAGGCCGTCCAGAAATTTCTTGATCTCGTCCTCTGTTCCGGTCAGGATCATACCCTTTCTCAGCCTCGACATAGGAATAGATGGGCCAACGTAGGCCTGCTGAATTTTCTCTTCCTGCTCCGCAGAATCTTCTACAGCCTGGTCTGCTTCTACCACGGTATTTTCCGTAGGCTGCACCGATTCCTCTGTTTCTTTGGCCACAATAATAGTTTCAGTTTCTACCTTTTCCTCAGTTTCCAAACTTCTTCCTCCTTTCTGTTACCAGATGATTTCCCGCTTTTTCGGTACCACCACCGGAATATTCCAGGTGGTGGATATTTCCGCAATGTGATCTCCATCTGTGTTATCTGGGTAAATCAGGAATTCCAGTTCTGTGTCCATGCTATATCCGTCAATGACTTTCTCTCGTTTTAAGTCAAAACGGATTTTTTCAATCATGTCCAGCAGGGTGAGCTTTCCTTCCACTACATCCGGGTCCCATATGAAGATCGTAAGCCGGACATTCACCTGGCTTGTTTCTATTTTCTTGCTTTGCGACCAGCTATCCTCACCGGTTATTACCTGCATCTGGATCAGCGGAATCATCGGCTCGTCATCATTTGGAATCGGAGTAGTCTGCTTATAGATGCGTATTGGTCTCCTTGCCGGTTGATCTGACCACCCCTCCTGTTTTACTTTCAGCTGATACTCTTTCAGGTGGTCATGTAAAAAAATTTCCAGCGCATCCAGGAGACCTCTTATGGTTTGGTAACCCGGTTGTTTTTCTTCCATTTCAACCTCCTGTTATTTCCCATATCCGCCATTCAGTGCCGCAGTGATCTCATGGTCAAGCCGTCTCTGTACGGTTTCCGTTGCTTTTTGCAGAATAGCCTCTCTGGCTTCTTGGTAGTCCAGCATATCCGCAACGGCAAAACCCCAGTATTCCCGGAGCTTTGCCTTCCCACTGCTAGTTGTTCCCTTCGTGCGCCGGAAGATGCCGGTGTGTCCACTTTGGAATGTTGCAATAAAAGCGTTGTCTCTCGCTTGCATATTTCCCTTTACATCCGCTGCCTTTACTGCGGAAGTTTTACGCCAACCGCTGACTCCGTTTACAAATTCTTGCGTGTACTGTCTGCTTTTGGGGTTTGGGTGGAAACGATACAACGGAATTTTTCTACCTGCGAAAGAAATCTCTCCAACAATCTCATCACCGCTCGCAATCGCTTTTTTGAGCTTTATGTTCCTATCTGCTCTGATGTTTGCGTCTGTGATGTCATATCGCTTTCTGATTTCCCGGCTTGCCTCGGTCCGGGCAGCTTCAACGCCTCGGTTAATCGCTCGCTCTGCGGCAATTCTGAATTTTTCCTGCTGTGAAATCACCTGCTGCATTTGCTGGATTTGTGCCTTATTGATCTGCACCTCGATCCAAGATGTTCCCATGCTGCACCGCCTTGACTACTCGTCCATCTCCTGGAGGTTTATTCTCAAAATTCCAGTATCCAGTTCAACGCCTGCGATCAGGTATGTTTTCCCGAAAACGGTCATTCTCCGTCCTCGCTTTGGATGCTGTCCAAAATCCTCCAGCGCTGCGTAAATTACCAGATTCACCTTGTAAAGCACCATGTCATCCTTCTGGTACATAATGGTACTTCCAGCTTTTTGACGTTGGCTGTTCTTTTGCCATTTCCCATCATCCGTTGCATCGGTATCTACCATGATTGGAATTCTCAGCCGGTCAGGCTCCGCCGAATAACCGCGCCTGTAGTATTCGACATCCGCAATTTCGGCAAAATCCATGGTGTTGAGGAATACCATTTTGTTATCCCGCTGGATTTGGGATTTTAGATTGCGCATAAGGTTAGCCAAGCACGTTTCGGCAAGCTCTCCAGGGGCTCTTCATAGAAGGATAGAGAATAGGGCGAGAAGTCATAATGTTGGAGCGGGTGTTTGCCTCTTCACTCACCAGAGTCTTAGGCACATACACACCGGTTCGAGTGTGAAACTCCTTATCCTCTTCCACCTGGGTAACAGCACCAACAGCTACCTTTCCAGTGTTGGGTGCAGCCAGCACTGCGGCCTTAGTCGGAAAATAATTCACAGTTGTTTTCTTTCCCTTGTTATCTTTTTCCTGATATGTACCAGTGTAGTTGAATACAGTGAGCTCGGTTCCGGCTACATTCAGCCGGCCAAGTCTCCGCACACCGGCCTGCTGCCAACGAGGATCAATCTCTCCAATTTCGATGCGGCGGTTGTCCATCAGTTCTTTGATCCAAGGGTCAGTGGCGATCATCTTTGCTACCTCACTGCCAACCACAAGGTCTGTTACTTCCCGGCCAGCAGAAATCATGCTGTCCACCTGCTCAGAAACACCATCCAGCCAGGAACCAGGCTTTTCAGCAGTTCCAGCAGCCCAAGGCTTTGTCGCAGTAAACGTACCGGGATTATCGGTTCCTTCGTAATACTGTGCCGTCAGGTCTTTCCCCTTCTTGCCATTATCGCCAACGTGGGTCATGGTGCATTTATTGTCCAGCATGGTCTGGACTGCCATCCACTCCATCCGGCGGACAATGGCTTTCTTCAAGCTTTCCAGGTCGGCCATTTCCAGCGTTCTTGCTCTGCTCTCCGGGGTCTGGGTAGATGTGATTTCCTCACCTGCCATCCGGTGAGTAATGTCTCCGGATGTTACCGGTCTCTTGATTGAGATGTAGGGTGGGGTCAACTTATGGGTCTGGAAGCCCTCTCTCATCATGGGCACAGCGCCAACCATCGGCAGCACAAAGGGAGCCAGAATGTCACCTTCGCCATCGTCATAATCGATATAAACCTCTTCCGTGGGGAACACGGCTGCGCTGTCAGCTCCCCCGAAATACCGGTCAAGCATAAAGGTGTAAACCGGGTGCAGTTCTTTGATTGCACCCATAAGAACTGCCGTCTGATAAAAATTAAATTCTGCCATTATCTATTCACTTCCTCTCTCTTTAAATTCCATCATAGAGTACAATCCCAACTGTTCTCAGGTTGTTCTCGTCCTCTTCGGTCAGCTCATAATCATCTGCAAATACCAGCGAGTTTCGATAGAAATTGCCGCAGATGTAGGCCTCTACCATCGTGTCCTCCTCATCAGGCGGAACGGCCACAATCACAGAGGCAGTTCCCTTTCCGGTCCCGAGAACAGCATACTTTCCATCTTCCTCGCGGGAAAGCACTGTTCCGCGCTGAATAACACCGGTCTCCTCCAGGTCAAAAATCTTAGTGATAGCAGGAGGGTAATGTCCCGCAATTAGATTGTCCGGCTGGAAGGCATCAATCTCCATGCCTGTATATCTTGCCATCTTTCATTCACCTCCTTAGTGCTCGCACTTATCCTTGTAGTAAGCCTTCGCCATCAGGCGGCCAATCGTTTCCGGGTCTTTGGGCTGTTCTCCGCCCTCCGGCATTGCCGCATTTCCAACGTTATTGGCGTTGCTGTTTTCCGCATCCCTTTTAGCTCCTTCCAGGTGTGCGGTTCCGGCCGCCTTCTGCTTGGCGATAATGGCCATAGCAACTGTTCCGGCGTTTTGGGTCGGATCACTAACAGCCTCCTGTACCAGGTTTTCATAGCCCGGCAAAGACTGTCCAAGAATTCCCTCGATGCGTTTCCGTTCTGCTTCTGCTGCCTCCTGTCTCATTGCGCCTACAATGTCAGGATAAGCCGCACGCAGTTCCTCTGCATTTTTGATTTCCATTTCTTCTCTCCTCTCTTCCTCTTTTTTTGCCTCAGCCTCTGGCTGTTGCTTCATCAGTTGTTCCATTTTTTTCCGCAATCCTTCCACCGGCGGAAGTTCTGCCCAGCATCCGGCAGTTCTCATAGCCGCTACAGCTTTCATGGGCTGTACTTCGCTACTTGTATTTTTCTTTTCCCCATCCTGAAATAGGATGCCGTCTGCAAACCCAAATTCGATTGCTTCCTGAGCTGTCATGAAAGTTTCATTCTCCATCATAACCTCCAGCTCTTCCCTGCTGGTTTTCTCTCCGCACCTTTCCTCGTATGCGTTTAGAATAGACTGGTCAACGGTTCGGAGCATCTGTGCGTCTTGGGTCAACTGCTCCTCATTTCCGGCTGTCTCTAACGATGCCCGGTGGATCATGACATTTGCAACCGGGCTCATCATTACCTGGCTGCATCCGCAGATCATCACGCTGGCAGCACTTCCAGCGATACCGAACACTTCCGCTTTGCAGTTTCGCCCGCTTCTTCTGAGCGCAGTATAAATCTCGAAACCCATATAGACAGAGCCACCGCAGGAATTTATCTCCAGGATTAACTCCTCTCCATCTGGGCACATTTCAAGTGCTCGATTTACATCACCCGGGCAGAACACATCGTGAAAACCAAACCAGCGATAAACAGTTGCGCTATCGTCATCCACCAGCGTTCCGTTAAGTTTCAGTCTCAATTTGTTTCGCCTCCTATCGTTTGTTCAGCAAGTCCAGCTTCTTCCATCAGTTCTCGCTCACGTCGCGCCGTTCTCATGTTGTCGCGGAAATCGGTTCCGGTCAGCTCCATGGCCTCTTTCGTGCGTGTGGAGAAACCGGATTTTACCCGCATCTCTGCGGCTTCGGACTCTTTCGTGACATCAAGCTGTCCTTGAGTTGGACCGTACCACTCTGCCTTGGTGTAAGCCGCTCGGATCGATTTATCTTCAAAATATCCAGGGGCTATGATTCGGCCTCTGGCCACTGCCTCGTCCATCCACTCTTCATAAATCGGCTGGCAGAATTTTTCGATCATCCAGTCCCGCCACATGGAGAATGCCTTCCAGGCCTCTAACAAAGCTGCACGTGAAGCGGAATAGTTATGGCTGAATTGCTTCATTACTATTTCTTGCGGGAGTTCAAGGCCCGCTGCAATCTGCTTTGTGATGGCATCGACAAACCCAGAAAAATTTGAATTGGGTCTACCAGGTGATTCAGAATGAGCCTTTTCGCCTGGGCCAAGCTCAAAAATAGATCCATTACCAAGCTCGACACTGTTTTTGTCTCCACCGTCCACCAGTGCCTCATCCGGCGCTCCTTGTTCTCCAATAGGGAGCGATTCGTTTGCTTCTGGCTGTTCGATAATCAACGCCCAGTAGCCATTTACCACAGCCGCCACCAATTCTGCATCAGTGTAACGTCCAAGTTGACGTAGTGCTTCAATTACCGGCGCAAGAATTGGCACACCTCTTCTTGCACCAATTCTTTCCCGTGCCATCAGATGTAGCACGTTTCTCCTTCCGGTCACACTGCCAATGGCTTCAACTCTTACCCATTCATTTGCGCCAGATGGCAAAGTCGAAAGTGGGTGCTTTTTGCAGATGTGGTACGCCACAACGCCTCCGGCATCGTCAACCTCAACGCCACCGACCACTTTTTCGTTCAGCTCCAAATCAAGGTAGGCTCCCGGTGTGCAAACTCGGTCAGCCTCCACCAGACGAATGCAAAGGCTGTATGGCCAGTTTGGTTGCTCACGCTCCTGGAGGAGAGCAAAAGCATCACCGGATTGCAGCCAACTCAGGAAAGCCAGCTGTTGCAAATCCCAAAACGAGGACATCTTTTCTGCATCGCAGAGCTGGCTACTGGCCCAAAGGTCAAACTCCCTGGATATAGCGTTTTCCAATTTCTCTGCCCGTTGGGTGTCCATGTGCAGATATTCCCCATCGATCACCGGTTTTGGAACCAGCCCTCCTCCAACCACATTCGTTCGGTAGGTTTTTATAGCGCTCGCTGCTACCGGGTTGCCCATAAATAAATCTCTGCTTCGCACCCGCAGTGTGGGCAGATTTAATTGAATATCTTCTAACGCACTTCCGCCCTGATCCTTCCAGCCTTTTAGGCTTTTCTTGGTGCGATTCGCACCGTAGTTTCCATATCCGCTGTTTTGGATGGTGTCGAGTTTTAAGCGGTCAAATTCCCTCTTGACTGCTGTTTTTGGAGAGAAAAATGCGATTGTTCGATCTAAAAGGTTCATTTCCTCCTCCTCTTACAATCTTTATGGTTTTATACTATCCGGTCTTTTCGGCACTGGGCGGCACACTTTTTAGACGCAAAAAAGGGCTGACTCACGGAAAGTGAGTCAGCCCTTTTTTTAGTAATCTCTCGGAACCACTCTTGTGATTCTTCCTCGTCCACCGGTGGCCTCCTGAATTTTTAATTGCTCCACTCGATTCCTCCAGTAGTCGATACGATTTCCGATCTTGTCCAGGTCTGCCATCGTCAATGACTTGTTCCCCATCTGGTAGCTCTGGTGCGTGGTTACTTCCAATTCTGCCTCCAGCCATTCGTCCAAATGGTGCTGTGCAGTTTCCAAGTCAATTCCATAGCTCTTTTTTATACGATGCTTTTCCATAAATAGATCAATCCTCCCCAATGCCTCGGCTTAATTGCCGCCGTCCTCGGAATCGTCTTGCTTGGCTCTTCTTTACCTTTGGCCACAGTGGCAGATTTGCAATTTCAACTGCCGCTTGTGCGTAGTTTCTTATATCTAACGGTTCGTTCCGTCGGAATCCCATATCTTTCAGCACCCATTTTGTGGTTGCTACTCCTTGTTTGTAGGTCATTACCAATTTTTCGGCCGTCAGCCCTTTGTAGTACAAATCATCATAACCGCGCCCTATCGGAAAATGGCAGTAACCGGGTCCAGGTGTGTTCACTTGAAGTCTGTTGTATACGAGACACTTTCCCGTGTCAACGCCTAGAATAAACAACGGCGCGCTGGCTCGGTTGTTTTTTGTTGGGTTGGAAATATACGGAACATCCATACCACCTTTGCCTTTGATAGCCCACACATTCCTCGCCCAACGTTCTTTACAGAATCGATAAACCTGTAATGCATGGTGTCCCTGGGAGTCGATACAGGTTGCCGTAATGCTCATGATTGTTCCGTCGCCTTTCTGAAAGGTTTTAAGTAACTGCTCATCCAAGCGTTCCCAAATATCTACTCCTTTCAGGTCTCCATATATTGCGCCCTTAACAATGCCCCAGTTTTGTGCGCCAATACCCCATCCGACAACTTCAAACTCAAATCGATCATCCTGAGTATCCACGCCGCAGGTCAGATACAGCACACCTTCCGGCACTTCCGCTGTGTATGCCTCTGCTCTGTCTTTCAGATCATCCTGTTCCAGACTTACGCCATCTTCGTCCCAGGTTTCTGCCAAGACGGTGTTTGTCCAGGTTTTCAGCAATTGGATATTCCCCTTGTCCCGCTCGTCAATTGCAGTGAGAAAATCCTCAGTGATTTCCTCCCAAGTGGTAAAGGTGGATGCCAATGCATTTACAAAAAAACCTCTCACCTTTCTGGTTGGATAGGTTGCAATGTATTTACCACGCTGTCCGGCCTGTTTCCATTCGTATTCCTCAGAAACAGCACCGCAAAACTCACATTCACACCGAACGGTTCGGTCTGTTCCATCTCGAAATCGTTCTGCATCAAACTTGATTTTTGCCCAGGTCAGCGGCTGAAACTTCCCGCAGACTGGGCAAGGTACATTCCAAATTTCTTGTGTGGAATGCTCATACTCTGTTTCGATTCGGCTTTGGCCTTTGTTAGTCGGCGTGGAAGTTACAACTTCTTTACTATTCCAGAAAGCTGTAGTGCGCTTGTGCGCCAGCATTACCGGGTCCCCCTCTTTGCCCGCTGTAATTGGGTAACGGTCAACCTCGTCCATCATCAGTACCCGCACCGGTCTGGAGGCCAGAGCCGCAGGAGAATTTGCGCCCTGCATCACCAGATAGCCACCAGGAAATTGTTTTTCTTGGATGGTGTTATTTTTATCTCTGGATTTTTGTGCGAATAGTTCAGCTAGGATTGGGGTATCTCGCAGCATTGGGTTAATTCGGTTTTTGGAAACGGTTTCTGCCATCTCCACCGTAGGCTGTAGAAGCATAATAGGGCATGGTTCCAGGTGCATATAGTAGCCGACTGTGTTCAAAATTGCACAGTCAGTTTTCCCCATCTGTGCGGCCCACATAAGCACAACTTTCTTGACATGGACATCCGAAATTGCATTCATGGGTTCTCGTTGATATGGAGCGCGCTCTGTTTTCCATCTGCCCGGTTCCGGCGATGATTCGTTGGAAAGATACCGGTACAGATCAGCCCACTGGCTTAGCGTCAGATTTGGTGGCGGTTTCATTTTCAGCATGACTTGGCGAAATAGCTTTTCCGTCTGACTCTGAACCGTTTGCTTATAAGGTTTCGTCCCTTTGGAATAGACCGTCATAGTCGCTCAGCTCCTCTTGTGTCTCATCAATTGCCTTCTTCAAAATATCAAAAGCATCTGTACTATCCGCGGTATTTGCCAGCACCGGCGCCAACTTAGACGGCAAAGCAGACAACTTTGCCTTGAAGTTCACGAGCATCTGTGTGAGAAGGGTTTCTATGTCCTCTGTTCGGTGAAGATCACCTTCCCTCAGTCCCAAGTCATACTCTGCCGCTTTACGTTTTGCCCGCATCATTTTGGCTCTCTCATCTTGATAACTTAGAGGCAAATTATCCTGCCCGGTCTTGTAATGGGCAATCAGCTCTTTGGCCGTTTCTTCCAGATCAAATAAGCCACGGTCCGTTTTTCCTTTTTGGATCACACCCGCTTTTACAAAATCTGTGATTTCCTTTTTTGACAACCCAAGAATTCTGCTTAGTGCTTCTGCTGTGTAGAGCCTCATTTCTCGTGAATCCTGTTCGATTTTTGATTGCGGTAGTGCTTGTCTCTTCGCCTTTCAGACGCGTTTGTATAAGGTCTGCCGATGGAGGCTTGGGCAGTTTTACGTTCAAACGCTTTTCGATCACGTTGGAAACATTCCTTTTCGTAGTCTTTGCAATCACCGTGGCAGCCTACAGTTCTTCGCAAGCAATTTTGGCAGCAGCTCATTTTTTCACCTTCCATTTCTTAATCTGGAAAAAAGAAGTGCGCCATTCTATTGCGAATGGCGCACTAGAGGTATAGGGACTCCTATGGAAACAGCGTTTGCCATTTCTGCGCCCTATCTTTTTTGCCGGTCTTATGTAGATTACCGGCGGAATCTGACTGGGGGAATACAATGAAGTTGGATGGAATGATCTTGTGTCGAAGGACAGCCACCGGACTGCCAAGAAACCGAACCTTGCGGAGCAGTGTTCCTCTCGGGCATCGACACTCTATAATTTCCGCTTGCTGCGGGTGGACTGCAACTTGTGCAGTCAAGGAGACCCAATGAGCGTTGTCTCCTCACGGACACCCGCAGTTTGGGGAATAACGCCCGCTTATGCGGGAGTGATACTGCCAGCAGGATTTGAACCTGCGCCGTCATTCTCTATTGACGCTAACGGTTTTCATAACCGTCCCCTTGAACCACTTGGGTATAGCAGCATATGGAGTGCGCAGTGGGAATTGAACCCACGCTACCGGCTTGGAAGGCCGGCGTTCCGCCTCTGAACTATACGCACATAGGATTTGTGAAAGTTACCAGCAAGTTAAACTTCAACCGCAAACATAGAATGTGGTTAAATTTTCTCGCAGTATTGGAGCCTTTCAGCCCAAAAGCTGTGCCGCCTTGCAAACGTAAGCAAGTTGCCGTCAAGTTAAAATGGTGGTCAAGCCGTTCATACTTCCCTTACGAATGGCTCCATTTTACTTAAAAAAAACGGCACTGGGCGGCACACTTTGTTTTTTGACACCCCCATATGAAAAAAATTACGGAAAATCCGCTTTGAAAATTTTTGAATTATAACCTAGAGAACCCTCGGGCGCTCGGCACCCGGAACAGCCCTTGCGGGGTCACAGTACCTTCGGTTTCAGTCGGTTTCGGTTCGGTTCCAGCCTGTTTCCATACCTCGCTTTAGTTCACTTATGTACTTTGAACAAGTACATTCTAGTTCATTGTTGAACTACCAAAAGCCGTTTTTAGATCGGTTTCAGGGTGAAATTTAGTCCACTTATATCCTTAAACCATCCATCATTTAGTCCGTTTTTGTCCTGTATTTAGGCCACCGGGCAGGGCTCCCCCATCGGGTCCATCGGCCAGGCCAGGACACCCAGCACCAGGGAGGACAGCAGCCAGGGCGGAAAACCGCCGGGAAGGGCTTTTATCGGGCGCGCGCCCAAAGATTATAAACTTGTTATATATTACCCCCTATAATCCCCCACAAAGCCCCAGACCGTCAAATCTGCCAAAACAGGCCGCCTAAATTTGTGCAAAAAAAATTCCCATAGTCCCCTAAAGGGGACATATGGGAACGGTTTTGGAGGGGTTGACAGGCCGAAAATGGCGGCCTATCCTGTGGACAAGCCAAGGGCAACAGTCCAAGGCCGGAAAAAACCTGCTGGACGTCGCAACCGTCCAGCAGGTCCGAAAGGAGGTGAGGCGGTGTACACGCTCACCGAGTATGGGGTTATGGGCCCCGATGGCGTAGAGTACGCCACCATGGCGGAAGCCTTAGAGGCTAACGCCTAAGATCAAGAGCCAAAGGGTAGCGGGAAACCGCTGCCCTGCGGCCAACCGTGGCCAGATAGCATTGATTGATAGACCATCTGACAGGCTAGAGGGCAATAATGCAGTCTAGCGGTTGTTAGTCTATACTAGCACAATTTTTGCCGGAAATCAAGGATTTTTTCCGCCGGTCTCCTCCTCCGCATCGGCGGCCATCTGGATCCGGATAGCGTCCAAGATATAGCCTTGCAGAGATTTTCCAGCAGCCTTGGCCGCTGCTCGGATTTGATCCCCAATTTCTTTTTTTGGCTGTATTACAATCCGATCACATTTTGCATTATAAGCGTCATTTGTTTTCCGCTTGTTTGCGGACACTGGCATAAAATCACCCCCTATCGGCTTAATTATACCAAATTCTCGCAAACACGGCAACGTGCTAAAATGCACAAACACGGCAACGTGTTTTTGTGAAAAAAGTAGAAAGCGAAAAACAGGGGTTGACAAGTCGCACGTTGCCGTGCTATTATCCAGACAAGCTAAGCACGGCAACGTGCAAAGAGGCACAGAAGAAAGTCAATCAAAAATTTTAGGAGGTAAAACAATGGAAAACAAGAGGTATCAAGTTGTGTACGTCAAGCGTGGTGCGGTACTGGCAACATGGAGAGGCAGCGCCACAGAGGCCGGCGAACTCGCTGATCGTCTGCGTAAGGCTGGAAATATTGTCCAGGTTTGGGAGCACTCGAAGCAAGGTTGCAAAATGGCTCATATTTGACGCTGACCCTGCCGCCCTCCCAGGAGGGCGGCGGAAGTGAACGCCAAACCGAAAACAAAATAAAAAACGATGGAGGTTAAAATCATGACGAACAATGCAATTATTTTTGAAGCTGTTAAAGCAAGCTTCACCCCGGAAGAGCTGGCCGCCCTGGCCAACGCCACCCACACCCCGGAAGAGATCGGCCGCCGCTGCTCCAAGAGCGTTATTAAGGCAAGCGACTCGGAAAAAGTCGTTGATACTACGCTTGCCAAGCTGGTCTCGGAAGATTTCCACACCTTCGCAGAGTGGAAGAACCTTGGTTTCTGCGTGGCGAAAGGTGAACACGCAATGTTGATTTGCTGGCTTTGGAAATATACAGACAAACCCAAGAAAGACACCAGAGCAGCCGAAGAAACAGCCAGCGACGATGCACCAGAAGCCGCCGATCCGCATTTTTACAAGGCAAAATCCCACCTTTTCCACGCCTCCCAGGTCCACGCCCTGGAGGATCACAGCGCAGCATAAACCACCACCGCCGGCCCGGCGGCGTTAAAAAGGCATTAGGCCGGGCGTGTCCTCCCTTCCGGGAGGGGTTGCAAGTGCAAAATTTAAAATCCTATAATTTAAAGCTGGAGGTTTACAAAATGGCTAAAAAGAATTATGGCGCTTACACGCCCGCTCTCACCAAAGAGCTGAAAAACAGCATTTCCAACGGACGGTTGATCTGTGAAGAGGCCGCGGCGGATGAAATCTATCTTTGCAATGGCTATTACATCTTCCGTCTGAACCGGGAAGAGTACGAAGCCGCCGCCCGTCCCGCCGTCCTCCGTGACCCTGGCCAATGGATCATGGGCAAAGACTCGGGGAAGGGATCCGGTCTTGATCTCCCTAAACTCTTTGCTGACACGGTGAAAGCGGTGGAGGCTTTGGAGCCTCTTTCCCCTGCTGACATCCATTTGCATCAAAGCGGAAAGAGGGCCGCAGTTGCTCGGTGCTT